AGATATCGCCGCGCTCTGCTTAATTACATATCGGAGGAAGAGCTTTCAAGGCTCGATGACGCATTCGACTACAACGAAACTAAAAAGTAGCTCCGGCTATGCGATCTATGTACCTGGCTATAAGCTCAAGCTTTTCGTCAGGTATCTTTTTTACCGCCTCGGCAAATTCCTCTCGGCTTACGTTCTCGCGCGGCGGTCTTGTCTTTTGCCATTCCGCAAAGCTCGCAAGCGAATTGTCTATTTCTTCGTCCAGTTTCGCAAAGTCTTCCGCTGTTTTGCCCCTTAGTATCATTTTCTCGCTCCCATCTTATTATATAATCAGTTTTACGGAGTTGATTTTATGAAAAAACGTTTTATTTGTTTGCTTCTTGTTTTGTGTATGGTATTCTCGCTTTGCGCTTGTGCCAAGGACAGCGCCGAAACTGTGCCCGGCGACAATAAAACTGTGTATGTCAGTCAAAGCGGCGGCAAAATACATCGTTACAATGATTGCAGCGGCATGAAATACTATGATGTCATGACCTACAGTGAAGCTATAGACAAGGGCTTTACCGTTTGCGAAAAGTGCTTTGGCTGATTTACTTTGTGCAAACTGTGCAGTTTCCATCTCCAATTTCAGACAAACTGCCAAAAATGTAAATATTTATATCTTTTTTGGCGTAATAGTGCTATTATATGTATAAGCAGTTGAGATATGCCTATTCGTATATCTGAATAGGATATAGTAGAATTGTTATCTATCTTATTTAGAGAGTAGTGCATTTGTATAGAAATTGCAAGTGTTTTTATTTCGCGGAGTGATTTTCAATGTCTAATCTTAACTCAAATGCTCAACGCATGGAAGATATAATCGAGGGCAAGCAGAAAAAATCTGCCCCGAAATATATTGCCGCGCTCATCGCCCTCGTGCTGCTTGCAGCTTGCTCTTTCGGCGCTTACAGCATCGGTCAGAGCTCCGGCCACACTGCCGGGTATGATGAAGGATATTCAACAGGCTGTGAAGAAGGCCGCAAAGCAGGAAACAAAGAAGGGTATTCAACAGGCCATGACGAGGGCTATGATGTTGGTTATGGCGACGGCTACGATGCAGGCTATGATGATGGCCTTACAGGAGTCGAGCGCGGTAAGAAAAATCAGTTTGATGCTGACAAACTAAAAGACGAAATAAAAAGGCGTTTCAACAATTCACAATATGAATATGAGAAATACGCAGATATCATAGCCGACGGATATAAAACTAATTGACCCTATGACCCCGGCAGTCTATGACCGTCATCAAACAGCCTCAGAAGCTCCTGTATGCGCTCGTCGCTTGCCTCGGTTATTATTATAATGGTTTTGTTTCTCGCAAGCCACTTGGCCCTTAGAGGTTCGGGCGTAGTTTTTTTCGTGTTGTTTCTCATTGCTGCACCTCTTTAATTTAATCCGTCCTGCCGCTGCGCCAACAGGGCAGGACATTTTTTCACACAGCGTTTGTAAAATGTTGCTTGCTGTACTTATAGCGTAGCACCTGTCTTGATAAATGTCCATGCAGAAATAACCGAAACCTTAAAGAAATAACCGAAATCGATTTCGGGAAATACACGAATTTTTCGTGTTTTCGCCGAATTCATCGTGTAATTCAATAATTTCTCGTGTATTTCAAGAAATTTTAATAGGGGAGATGCTTAATGTGTCAAAAATGGAGGACATGCAATCTTACTTTGACGAGTACCCTGAGGCACTGCGAAAAGCGAGAGCTTCAAGCAGTCTTACGCTGGCAGAGCTGGCAAGGATAAGCGGCGTTCCTTATAACAGCATTTGCTCCGTCAACTCCGGCACTACCAAGCAACCGCTGCTTTATTACTCTGCGGCAACCTGTAAAGCACTCGGCTTATCCTTGGACGAGCTGTTCGGTATAACAAACACAGAGGGCAGCGTTACCCAGCTAAAGCGAACAAACGCATTGGAGGTGAAAGCGGCGTGCTTGGAAAAGGACGTTGAGCACCACAAGCGCATGAACGCCGTTTACAGGCCGCTGATCTTCTGCCTTGTCGGTGTATGCGCAATTCTGCTGTGCGCAATCATCGGATACGTAATGTTTGATATACATCTTAAAAACATCGGTCTGTTCAAATCCGGCGGCTTAACGGTGCTGGCCGTGTTCCTGGCTATCGTGGTGCTTGCTGCAATCGCCCTGATCGTCTTTGCGGTGAAAACCGTAATCCACGATGCCAAAACAGCAAAAAGCCCACAGGACTGATTCTGTGGGCATTATTCGCTATAAAATTATTTTCGGCGAATATCTAAGGGGGTTAAAGCGAATAATGAAATGCAAAAAATGCAAAGCCGATATACCAGATGAACTTCATCCCGTGTACTGCTGCTACTGCGGCGAAAAGCTTCAGCGCGAACGCAAAAAGAAGGACGAAATAAGAATACCCACGCCGCGTAAGCGTGGGCAGAAGTGGTATGTTGATCTCCGCCGTGAGGGCGTGACCGTCATTGAGGACACCGAAGCCGAAGCCAAGGCCAAGGCGATTGCTATAAGAGCCGGGTTTGTTAAGACTCAAAAGAAAACGGACTTGACACTTGCCGAAGCGATAGATAATTATATTGAAAATCGCCGGAACGTTCTGTCACCGTCAACCCTTGCCGGTTACGGCTCCGTGAAAAAGAACCGCTTTAAGGCCGTAATGGCAAAACCGCTTTCTGATATAAAGGACTGGCAAGCAGTAATTAACGCAGAAGCGCTTGTGTGCGCTCCTAAGACGCTTAAAAATGCATGGGGGCTTGTGTCACCGGCTATTAAATCCGCCGGTGTGGAGTTGCCCAGACTTACCCTGCCGCAAGTTGTGCCTAAAGGCCCCGTTTTTCTTACCCCGGAGCAGATACATGTCTTTATCGCAGCCGTCAAGGGAACGCCTGTTGAGATAGCTGCACTACTCGGCTTGCATTCGCTCAGGCGCTCCGAGATCGCCGCGCTTGATTGGTCAAATGTCGATTTGGAAAAGCGCACTATAAAAGTATCCGGCGCAGTAGTCCCGGGAGAAAATTGGACACTTGTTGAAAAGCCGTCTAACAAGAACGCCACTTCGACCCGAACAATACCTATTATGATACCGGAGCTTTATGACGCTTTGACGGCTGTTAAAAGTAAGCACGGTAAGGTCGTAACATGCTACATTTCCACAGTGTATGATTGGGTCAATGATATTTGTGCTGCTAACGGTTTGCCGAAGCTTGGAGTTCACGGCTTGCGTCATTCTTTCGCTTCATTAGCCTACCATGTTCGTATGAGCGAACAGGCTGCGATGCAAATAGGCGGTTGGTCAGACTATGCGACGATGCGCAAAATTTACACGCATTTGTCTGCGCAGGATATAGGCCACGCAGAGAATGCAATGCGCGATTTTTACGACAATTTACCCAAGCAAAAATGATAGTTTACGTCAAAATTTACGACAACACCGCAAAAGTACAGCATTATCAATGCTTTTTCGCTCCACCGCAAAGGTTCGAATCCCTTACGGCGTGCCAAAAAGAAAAAATCCCGAAGTCGTTGAAACTTCGGGATTTTCTTTATTTATCAATGGCTTGCGGCGTTTTTGTGCCGTATATTTTCCAACGTAATCATGCAAAAATTAACGTAGATATACACGTTTTAACTTGCAATTTTACGTCAAAATTTACGACAACTTTCTTATGCGTTTTTGAGGATGCTTATAGCTTTCTTTATTGCCATGTGTTCGCTCTCGCCGCCTGCGGTTTTTAGCATCTCTTCGAGCTGTTCTATAGCGTGCTCGCTCTCATCGGCGCGGCTGTAATTTCTGCGGCTATATCCGTCATCCCGGCTATAACGCCCCATGCTGTCGCGCTTGTAGCTGTTGCCTCGCACAAAGCCCTCTGCATCCCATCTGCGGCTGTAGCCCTCGCCCATGCAGATCTTGTCGATATTCTTGATGCTGTGCACAAGCTTGTCGATAATGTCAAGTGCGCCGACGTTTAATTCGCCTTGCTCTGCAATGCTGTCGAGTTCCTCGCAAAGCATATCGCGCAGTCTTTCAAGTGTTTTCATACTCATGTTATTGCTCCCTTCACGCTATTCTGTCAACTATAAGATTTGCATTTGCAAAGTTGACTGCCTGACCGCTCGTGTTCTCTGCTGCTACAGTGAGGCAGCAGTCGCGCGGTACGTTTACATTTGCGGCAACGTAGATATTAAAATAATTCTCAACCGCAGCCGGTGTTACCGTTGCCGTCGCACTGGTAAGCGGTTCGCCGTTTATCGCTAAAGCGGCCGTGATAGCCTCCACGGTGCCGCCGGTAGGTATGGCTATATTCGCGCCAAAGGCAACACGATAACGCGCTCTGCACTGGTTTGTGAGGCCTCTGAGCGTAACAATGCCTGCGCCCTCGCGGTGCACTATGCTGCAATTCCCGGCTACCGCAGTCTCGGTAAGAGGTACGTTCTGCCCGGCTGCTACGGTCACGATGTTTGAGTTCGTAAATTCAGCCATCGTTTTCGCTCTCCTTTCCGGCGATACCGAAAGGCATCGACAGCGACATGGTTTTTATCATGTTTTCAAAGTAATCGCCTTTTTCTGTTTCGTTGACAGTCTTGATGATATACGCGAAAGTGTTAAGTTCGCTTACATCGAGCGTGTCAAGATCTACATCTATAAGGTAGTCAATGAATTTTTCTTTGAGTTCTTTGCAAGTTGCCATATAATCAGTCCTTTCATAAGAAATGCGGTGAGGCTATGCGCCCCACCGCTTATCGTTAGTATCGGTAAAGGCCGAACATTTTCGTAAAGTCACGAAAAAGCTAAACTATGAGATTTGTTATGCGCAGCTACCGCATGCCCCGCAGGGTGCAGACGAAGCCCAAGGGTTACATGTGATGTAAGCCGGAGTCGGGCAAGGCCGCAGCTGAGATACGAGGTAATTGTTCTGCGCAGCCTGCGAAGCCGCAAGCTTGAGGTTCTGGTTCTCGGTCTGCAAATCCTGCATCTTGCTGTTGACGAGGAAATCGAGAATTGCCTTGCTGTTGCTGTTTGCGTTGTCGATAATGTCGCGTGTTGCGTTCTGCACAGTGTTGCGAGTATCGCAAGCCTGCGTTGCCATATCATAACGCACCTGAGCAATTGCCGCGCGGTTCTCGCAGCAGCACTCCTGAGCCTGCATCTGCATTGCGTTCAGCTGCTGCATAAGTGCGGCCTGCTGATTGCAGCGCGACAGCTCGGAAGAGTAGAAGCCGTTTGTGACCGCCTGAGTGACACCGGCAAAGCCGTTAAGCATTCCCGTGTTCATGGCATAGAAGCCGTCACACAGGCCGTTGTTAACGTTGTCAAGCTTTCGCTCGATGTTTGCAAAGTCGGAAGTCAGAACGTATCCGTCCATCACTCCGCCATTGTTACCGCCCCAGCCGTTGCCGCCCCAGCCGAAAAGCACGATGAAAAAGAGGATTATCCACCATCCATCACCGCCAAAACCGCCGAAGCCGCCGTTTGCTGAGGTTGGTGCAACCGGCATGGTCATTACCGGCGCATCAGAAGAAATCGCCATTGTTTAGTTTTCCTTTCGATATGTATTTACAAATACCCGGCCGGATAAAATGTACCTACTTCATAAGCGTCTGGAACTGTTGCGCAAAGCTCTGCGCCTGGTTAAGCTGCTGTTGTGTTATTTTTCCGCTTTGCAGCATTTTTTGCACTTCCTGTTGCGGGTCTCCCTGAAACGTGCTTTTAAATTGCTGAAAGCGCTGCACGAGCTGCTGAAACTGCGGATTAACTCCGCCGCCGAGAGCTTCAAACAAAGGATTACTCATTGCTTACCTCCTTCGGCATAAGCGCCGCGACCTGCTTTACAAGTGTCTCATACTCCGCCCGGGTCACATAGTCCGCAGTCGGCTGAGCCGGTGCGCTCTGCGCTCGTTCCGTGTAGTCAAGAATGCGCATAGTCGGCATGCCTGCCGCGTCAACGGATTTAAGATAGATCGTTTGCCGTTCGCTGTCCCAAAGCGGAACAGTGTTTCCGGCAGCTACTAAATACGCTTTACCTGCCGCCTCTCCCTGCACCCAGATCATGCCCTGCTGTGCAGGCTGCTGCTGTGCTCGCATCTGCGCGAGGTTGTCCATCATAGGCGGCTGATAATATGATTGCCCATACATGTTGCCGTAACCGTAAGCCATGATTAATCCTCTCTTTCAAAGTAATAAACCGGCACTTCCTCGCCGCTGTCCCACGTGTCGTAGTAATCGCCGTTTACGACGGCCACGACGTGCCCGGACAGTGCAAGGACATAAACGCCGTGCGGATGTTCATCGGCGAAGGCGGCGACTGTGTAGCACTCCGGGCAAGCATCTGGCAGCATGCGCTGTCTAAAGCCGTTGGCTTTGAGGTAACTTCCCCAGACGCTGTTTCCCGAGGGCATGTCGTGCGCTCTCAGACCTTCAACGCACAAAGCGAGATAGGTCTTTTCCCAGTCCGTTCCCATTGCTTTTGCAATTGCTCTCACTGCGCAATCGCCGACGCGCTTAGCGCCCGGATTAGGATTAAAAAACACAAACATTTCGCCGCCTCCCTTTACCTAAAGCTTAAAGCTTTTCCGCTTTCAAAGGGGGTAACTAATGTCCGTGTTATGGGGAAAATGGGCGTAAAAAAAGGGGAGGTTTTGCCTCCCCTCAGCTTTTGAAAAGCCGCTCGTAATTATGTTCTATTTTGGCTCTTGCCGTTGTGATTCTCTTCGAGACGGTTTTTCGGTCAAGCCCTATTTCTTCTGCTATGTCTATCTGCGGAATTTGCTGAATGAAATACAAATCCGCTATCCTACTGCCCTCGCGCCCGAGATTGGAGCTGTATATAAGCTCATCCCACTTCTCGCGCGGCAGCATTGCCATGTCCGGCCTGAGCCGTAATCGCGCCTGTGTCATTTATCACACTTCGGCTTATCGTACTCCATAGCCTGTCTGCTGTCGCTGACTCCGGCAGTCGTCGGGTCTGTGACTACGCCGAGAATGGTAAGCACCGCGAACAGCGCGTTTACAACGGCCAGCAGCTTGTCGCCCAGCGCGTCAAGCTTCAGATCGATGCCGAACACCGCAGCCACCACCTGAACAAGCAGCAGCAGCGCCGGGATGAGCGCGAGCCAAAAGGTTTTGTTTTTAAGTCTTACAGTCCAGTTGATTTTCATAAATGTGCCTCCTGTTAATGATGATGATTTTTCATGTCGTCTTCAAGATCGCTTATGCGATGGTTGATTACCTTAATCTGTTCCTCTACCACAGGCATACGCTTTGCAAACTTGTTGTGCTCCCTGACCTCTCGTGTCAGCTCGATCACCTTTGTTTCCATTACCGCCTGTGATTTGCTGTTGCTGATAAGTACGCCGATAAGCGTCAACACGCCGGTTATGATAGCTACGACTACACTTTCAACCATTATTTTTTAATTATCCTCTCGCAAAAAATTATCGTCCTTAGCATGTCCTCGGTCAGGTCAACCACGCCGTCGCCCTTGCCCTGAATAACGCCGTCGGCCATAAGCTTCTTAACCGTGTCGCGGTAAAGCCCTTCGGGAACGTCGTTGACCGTTTTCCATCTGACCATTTCTTCATCCTCGCTTTCTGCTGTATATTTCGGTCTGCCGAAGCCGTAGACCGTGCCGCTGTTAAGGCTGTGTCTGACGCGCTGGACGGCGTTGCCGTAGTTGCCCTCTATGGTAACGAACGTGTTGCCGCTAACACTTTCGACAATGCCTGTGTGACACGGAAGGCCATCGCGCGTGTCTTTCTGGAAATACTGATCGCCTACCTGCGGCTTGGTGAAAAGCCTTGCCTGAGCCGCGTAATACTTCGCCCAGCTGACGCAGCTTGCGCCGTATGGCCCGGTAAGGCACAGAACATCCTTTGCCTCGCTCCCGGCAATGCGCCAGAAGCACCACGCCACAAAGCTTGTGCACCATTCATAGCCGTTCTTCGGCGTGTTCCAGAATTTCGCCTTATCGAGCTCGGCCTGAAACATCGTGAAGTTGCCCCGTCCGGCATTATCCGTGAAACTGTATAAGTCTTTATTCGATGCCTTTTCCTTGTAGCCTATGTATTTTGCAGCTAACGTGAGTACCTGTTTCGGGGTTATGTTCATGGTTGAAAAATCACTGTCCTTTATTATCTCGGTGGGCATTTTTTATTTTACCCATCTCGCGCCCTACGAGATGATCTTCAATTTGTGGCGGTTGTAAATCTTCAAGGATAGCTATTCTTTTTTGGGGCTTGTGCTGTCTATCTAAACTGAGCCGCCGCAGTTTTCTTTTTTCAAGCCGCCTATTTATAAGCCCCCGAACGGCAGGGGGCAGTATTGCAAACGGCATTAATGCCGGTCACAAGCTACGCATCCTCCCACGCGCTCGGCAGCGCCGACGCATCGTGTACAACATTATCCTGCAAGCACCTGTGTACCTTGCCGGAAGCGTCCTTGTAGCATTCGCCGGTCATGTACATGCCGCTCGTTCCGAGAGGGGCTACCCATGCCTTAGCCTTTGCAGGGTCTTTCGTGTGGCACAGCCCCCACAGCGCGCGCAGAGTGGACGGTCTGCCCTGATAATTCGCGGCGTTGTACGGCTGTATAAGCGTCCACACCTGCCCCTCGTCGGCTACCGGCGTTCCCACAGGACATGCGCTGTAGTCCTTCATCGCGTCGAAATCCGGCACGGCGATTTCTGCGGCTATGATCTCGGTGCCGGTCATGTTATTAGCCTTTGTTCGCAGGGCTGCGGCATCGTCCGCGCCTTTTTCCTTCATTTTGGTCATGGCCTCTGTCTTTGTCATACGCTGTTGACTCCTTCCTTGTATGCCGCCTCAAGGTCGCCGGTGCTCACGGCGTTTTTTAGCTCGCTGTCCTTGTCCGCTACAACCTGTGCGCCGTTTACCGTTTCTATCTCGCACTTCGGCTCAGTGCCGTGCAGGCCGTCATCGGTAAGCCGGAATACGGTGTCGGCTATCTGCGTTACCGTTTCGCCGGTCTCCGTGTCGGTGTATTCCCTTGCAATTTTCGCGCATATGCCCTCCGCTTCCGCTTCATTGCACAGCACATAGCAGCCGTTTGTGTGCAGCCGGATATATACGAAGCTGTCGGAATATCCGGCGATTTCGTTGTCTACTTTTATTGCGTACATTGATTACACCTCCTGGATTAAAAACAGAACGCAAAGGCAATGCCAAGACTAATGGAGTAAGTGGCGGTGGAGATGTTGCCGTATTGAGTTACGCAGCATCGGCCATTGGTGGGAAGGTCACTCTTTGAACCCAACCACCAAGCACTAACTTCGCCGTTTATTTTCTTTTTCTTGCTGTTTCCGGCGGCGTAGTAGGTGTACTGTGTGCCCTCGACGTATGTTGCCTTCTCGTTGGTTCCGAACACCTCATTTTCCGTAAGGCTGAAAAGCTTCGGGGAAACACTTTCGTTGTTTATCGTCTTGCTGACGGGTTTTACGGCATTCTGTATGCTCTGCGGCAGCTTTGTAATGAGACTGTCCCATGTTGCCTTCCATGTATATCTTGTGTTAAGGCAGTCGTGCAGCTGTAAGGTCAGCGGCGCAATCCCTCCGGCGGCGTAGGTGTCGTGGCTTTTGCCGATGATATCGACCAAATAGTCTGCGCCGTCTATCGTCATAGTCTTGCTGTCGCCTACGCTCCACGTGTCGGGTACGCTGCCGCTTTGACAGGCAGCGATTATCTGCTCCCACGTGTTTGACGCAAAGCTGGAGTTGAGGAAATTCGCCGTCACCGCGCAGGTCTTGCTTGCAGGCGCGGTGTGGTTCGTGCCCTCCGCTACGCTCACGGTTATTGTCGCGCTGCCGCTTGCCTTGCCCGTCACCGTCACCGTGCTGCCGCTCACGCTTGCCGTTGCTATGCCCGGGGCGTTGCTCACGGCGCTTATCACACCGTCGCCCGTTCTCGTAACGGCGATGCTTGCGCTCGTTGTACTGCTGTCCAGCGTCAGTGTTGTCGGGCTTATCGATAAGCTGCCCGCCGCCTTCCCGATACTCCAGCTCACGCTCTTCGCCGTCGTCGTGCCGTCAGGCCAGCGGTAATTTGCCTTCGGCGTGAATGTTGCCGTGTAGCTTCCGGCGTTCGTGCCGGAGGTCGTGCCGCCGATTGTCATCTGCGTCGCGCTGTAGCCGCTCCATGTGGGGGACTGACTGCTCCCGTTATACGTCAATGCTCCGCTCTGACTCGGAACGGCCGAAATGGTCTTTTTATTGACTGTAACGGCGGTTGTGCTTGTTTTGGTAACTCCGTGCTCGGTGTAGCTGATCGTGACGCTTTGGCTCCCCACGCTTGTGAACGTTGTCGGGCTTATGATGTAATTGCTTACAGCCGCCGAAGCTCCGTCGCTGTATGTCGCTGTGACGACCATTCCGGCGCTCTGGAAGCTGTCGCCGTATTCATACACCGTTTTCGCCGGCGGCGTTGTTACCGCTATGGACACAAGCCTTACGCCTCCGCCGCCTCCGACCATGTTGAACACTAAGCTCATGCCGTTGCCTCCGTTCTCAGAATGTTGACTGTAAGATTTTTCGTGGGCGTAACGTCGCAGTGAAAACTCATCTTGCCCGCCGTTGTCACATTGTCGGCGTAGATCATCGCCTCGGCATAGTCCTTGAAGCTGTCCCCTGCCGGGCACACCGTATAGGCATAGCCGCTTGCAATGAACCTGCTGTTGCTGACTGTCTGTGCGCCTGCGCTCCACCCTGCCGCCGTCAGCGTCACGGTAAAGGAGTCCGCCTTTCCGCTCTTCCCGTTCCATGCCGTCCTCTCCGCGGCGGTAATGTGCATGACGGTGTTTTCCGCGTGGGTGTCCAGATTGCCCTGCACAACCCCTGCCGCGCCCTCTGCGTCCGCCCCGACCATTGCGGCGGTGTAGTCGCCTGCCTGAGGCGCAACAGCGCCAGAGCGTCCGTTGAAGCTTGAAACACCGCCTCCGGCAACTCCCTGTGCGGCCATAGCCCAATACTTGGCGTTGTTCGTGTCCTCGCCGGTTCGCGTGCCTGTGCCGCCGACTGCCCAGCTCTCGGACAGCTTGCTGCTCGCCTGTGCGCTTTGTGCACTCGCTCCGGCGCTCTGTGCGCTCCCCGCCGCCGCGCTCTTGGCGCTCTCTGCCGCAGTCTTGGCACTCTGTGCGGAAGTATTCGCGGCCTCGGCATCTGTTTTCGCGGTCTGCGCCGAGGTGTTTGCAGTCTCGGCCTTGCTCTGCGCCGACTGAGCTGCTGCTTTTGCCAACTCTGCGGCGGATTTTGCCGACTGCGCGGAAGCATTCGCGCTCTCGGCGCTTGCCCCTGCCGTGACCGCCGCTGTTTTCGCGCTCTCGGCCTCTGCTTTGGCGGTCTGTGCCGCCTGAGCCGCGGCTTGCGCCGCCGACGCTTTTCCCGTGGCCGTCTGAGCGCTCTCGGCGCTTGCAGTCTCGCTGGCATCTGCCGATGCAGCCGACTCTGCCGCCGCTGATGCCGAGCCGGAAGCCGATGCTGCCGCGCTTTCTGCTGCGGTCTGTGCGCTCTCCGCTTTGCCTTGGGCAGTCTCTGCCTTGCTCTGCGCGGTTTCCGCTTTGCCCTGTGCGGCCTCGGCTGCTGCCTGTGCCGTCTCTGCGGCATTCTGCGCATCCTCGGCTTTGCCCTGTGCGGTTTCTGCCGCTGTCTGCGCGTCCTTTGCCGCCTGTGCCGACTGTGCCGCTGCCGACTGCACCTGTGCCCAGATGGGCAGTGTGCCGGTCGATACGTCCTCATAGCCCTCATAGCCCTTGCGTATCTTGCCGACCGTCGCCCACACCGTAGGTATCGCGACCGTGTTGGCGTTGTCTGCGCCGTACACGCCGACCATAAGTATCTCGTCGCTTTTCTCAAGGCATTCCTGCGGAATGGAGCAGACGTTGTTTTCCCAATACGAGTCGAGCACGGCCTTTGTAACGTCGCCTGCCGTGAATATCGCGGTTCTGCTTATTCCCGAATGCCAATCGGCTGAAAACTCGAATTTTATCTTTGCATTTATCATGCCGCTGGTCAAGGTTTCGTTTTCCGTCACCGTTGCCAGCGCTTTGCCGATCATGATTGTTGTCAAAAGGCTTTTCCTCCTTTTTCGCTTCTTGATTTCAGCATAACAAAAGAAGGCAGGGCTTATTAAGCCCCACCTCCGCATGTTTTTTAACTTTCGTTGTCCTCTTTGCGCTTATAATATTCCTGCGCATGGTCGATTATCCCCTGCGCCGGGTTTGAACTCTTATAGGCTGCTGCTTCCCATTTCGCAAGGCTGCTTTCGTTATTGACTTCGTACTTAGCGATATGGTCTGCGTACTTGTATACATAACTGAGCATGTATGCCTTTTCGGCATCGGATGCGCGAGAATATGTGCTGCTGTTTATTATCTTCGTTGCCAGATCATAAGAGGTTCGCCCCTTAACTGTTGCATACTTCACATATTCCTCAGCCGTCAGATATTCGCCGTTGATTTTTGTGTTTGTTTTCGCGCGGCTGGGATATACGGAGGTTTCGCCCAGATCATAAAGCCGTTTAAGTTCGCCGTCTATCTCGGTGCTGCGCTCCTTCTTGACGTATGCCGGATTTACAAAGTTGTTGAGCACCCTCTCAAACAGGTTGCCGGTTTCCTCTGTACGTCCCCATGCGTCAATGTACGGTATCTGACTGAAATCATAAAGCGGTATCTTGTTGGCGATCTTGCCCCACATATATTGCAGCTCAGAGCCGACATTGCTGTTGCGGTCAATATACGTTGTTTCTCGCTGATTTTCTCCAAACGCTCTTTCGACCTGCCCGAACAGCGTCGGGAAATACTGTGATATGTAGTTTGTCGCCATGCTCGTTACGATTTTGAACGAACCCTGTCCTTGCTTTATGTAGGCAAGGTTATCAAACAGATCGTTGACGCTTTGAAGCATTGACATTTCAAACATCGGCGTACTGAGGCTCATGACGGAACTCATAAGGTTCTGAACAAAGCCGTTATCCTCGCTTTTGCCGCTGAGCGAATTGTACAGTTCAACGCCCACGAATAGCGGCATGCTTTCCGGCGCGAGCCAGTCAAGCGTGATGCTTAGACCGCCTATGTTAAGCGCATAGTTTTGACTTCCGCCCAGCTCGTCAAACTTGTTTTGTTTATCGTCGTCTCCGGGGCTACCGCTAAATAATCCCCACGATGCCAGAAGAACACCCAAGCCGACAAGCGCAGTGCCAGTCAGCCCGGCTGAAACGTCGTCGATAAACTGTGCCGGTGACATTCCGTTTTCTACATCGCCGTTTACATACGCCTTGACTTTCTTCGTGTCAACGGCGAGCGACTTTATAAGCCCTACGGGCGAGTATTCCACCGCTCTCACGAGTATGTTTGCCGGTGTTTTTTTGAACGGCAAAACACCCTCTATCAGCGCGGAAGCGATCTTGTTATCGACCTTGCCGAGCCTGCTGACCATTGCCGAAAATCTGTTTGTGTCGCGGTAAGTCGCTTTCTGGGCTTCCTTTATCGCAACGGCCTGTGCTTTTATTATCGTGCTTTCGGGCACCTTGCCGGTGTTGAGCTGTTCGGCGGTTATGCCGTTTGCCTTGTACCATTTCGCAAGCGCGTTGGCGTATGCAGGTTTACAAAACCATGCGTCCTCCGCGTCAAGCAGGTTTGAATTGCCCTTGCGTGCCGCCTCAAGGATTTTGGTTTTGTAAATCGTCCTTTTCTTGTCTATACCCTGGAATGTATCGACATACTTGCCGCCCGAGAGTATAGTCTCCTGCACCGCTTCATAATCGGTCATTGCATATTTTATAAGTGCCACGTCATTTGCGTTATTGCGGTTGAGCATGGCTTTGCTGCGCTCTATGCCTCCGTTTACTTTGCTGTCGGCGACATTTTCAAGGCCGTATGCTATGGTGTTTTTGACTGCCCTGACTGGCACGAAAAATGCGTTGCCCACGATGTTTCTGACATGTGTACGAGGATTGCCCAGCATAGCGAGGTATCTGAAATTGTTGAGCTTTTCATACCATGTCGCGTCTATCTGTTGTGCTACGCTCTGCTCGATTTTCGCCCATGCGGTCTTTATGCCGTCCTCGTCGCCGCTTCTGAGTGCTTTACCGTACTCGTCATACAGCACCTTGTCAACGTGTATATCCGCTTTGTTGCCCTTGTATTTCTCGTTAAGGTCTTCCTCTATAGTCTCAACGGACTTTGCGGCAAGATACAGTTTGCATTCGGGAGAGAGCTTGTTGAGTATGCGCATCGCCTGCAAAGACTGCGCCGTGTTCGTTGAGTTCTTCACCATAAGTGAGGCAATATCCAGCGCGGTTGCATAATCTCCGCTGTTGACGGCATTGTTGTATAGGGCAATGCCCATAACGGTATTGTCCTTCGATACCTTACCGGCATTTATCTGCGCCTTGTAATCGGCAAGCGCCTGTTCCCAGCCGTTAGCCTCTATCGTGATCTCGGCTTTTTTGAGCGCTGCCTCGTCGGAATAGGCTATGTGTGAGAATTTGCCCTGTGCCGCGTCTTCGCGCAGTGCGTCGGAAAACTCTGCCGGAGTAACGCCGCTGTTGGCAAGTGTGGAAACATGCTTGCTCGTGAGCTTGCCGTTCAGATCTTCCTTGGGTATCTCCTGCGGCGCTCTGTGCTGCTGCTCGGCAAGGTTTTGCTGCTGCTCTCGGCTTATCGGATGCAGCGCGTTGTTGCCCTTGCCCTGAGCCTCAGTTACCCAGCGCTCGCCTCTTGTTTCCTCGCCCGTGAACTCTGCCGAAGCCGCGCCCATGCCTTCGGGCAGCGAATTTTCTGCCGTTCTATCCTTTACCCTCGTAAGGACATTGCCCAAGGCCTTGATATTGACATAATCGCTGAGTTTTCTGTGTTCCTCTGCGTACTTTCTGCTAAGCAGGGTAAAACGATTTCGGGCTGTCGCTATGGCGTTTTTGTTTCCGCTGTTCTCTGCCGTTAGCACTTCCTGACGTGCCGTGTTAAGCTTTTCGGCAATGCCGCTGACCTTGTCATACTGGCGCTTATAGTCCTTTATAAGGCCGCGCTCGTTCTCGTTTGCCGCATCCTCGTTTGTCGCCTGAGCAAGCATGGTTTCATTCTGCCGCCGCAGCTCAGTAATGCTCTCCGGCTCTCGGGAGTAGCTATTGACATTGGTTTTCGCTTCTTCCGTAGGCTCAAGAGAATATTTCTTGACATTTTCGCCGGAATTGCGTATACTACCTTTAGAAGCACCGCGACGTGCGGGGGCATCTTGCCCCCCTATCTGGTCTCTTTTCATGAGATCAAGCTCGTCAGCGGTGTTTTCTTTTATGTTGACGATATCATAGAGATACTTTTTGCCGTCCGAGGAATTAAGAATAACAAGCTCTGCGTCAAAAGATTTAATATTTGTAATCTTATTATTCTGCTTAACAGGGAATGCAAAAGCCGTTGAATACCTGTAAACGCCGTACTTCGCATCCTTATTTGCTATGTGTTTTGTTTTCTCCCATCGACGATTTGTAGCTATCTCTATCATTTCTCCGAAACTGCCGATAGCTTTATTCTTCGCAGTCAGAGTTTTAGGGTTCTTTCGCAGCAATGCCCTTGTATACTCCGACTGGGTATACTCGCTGGGCAAATTCTCGCCGATATAAACCTTGCTCCCACTCTCGATTATCGTATACGCCTCGCCGATATGATTTGCGATATACGCCGCTACTTTTTTGTGGTTACGCAGTTCCTTAGCGGTCAACGGGCTGTTTTCAATCCATGCGATTTTCTTGCCGTTGACCTCTCGCGAATACATTGTGCCGCTTTTCGGCGGTGCTCTGCCTTTGTTCGCGGTCTCGGCGGTGTGCTTGCGGAAACTCTCCTGCACCTTGCCGTAGTTTGCACTGTCGTGCTCCGTTCCGGCAAAGATGTTTATCTTGCCCAGCGCGTCGCAGCACATTTCCTCAAACGCCTCAGCCTCGCTTATCGTGTCGCCGTATGCGTGTCTGTAGACCTCAACGGCGCTGCTAAGCTCTTTCTCCGAGAGGTCTGAAAGCATTGCACCGCGCAGCTCGTCAAGGCTTATATCGCCCTGCGCTATCGCCGCATGCCCCATCTCATGGCGCATTATCTGCTCTGCGGATATGTCGGGATGGTCTGAGCGCACCATAACGGTTTTGCTCTCGGTATCGACCATGCCTCTGAACTCGCCGCCGCTGTCCTTGATATTGCCGCCCTCGAAATATTGAACGTTATAGCCGTAGCTTCTTGCAAGCTCACGGCCTTTTTTCATGCTCTCGGTGTCCTCGCCGGAGTAGTAGACATTCTCCTGCTCTACGCCGTTATAGACTACTTTTTGCCCAGCTTTGCCTTGAGTTGCGCTATAACCGCTTTGTCTGCCGCTATCTGTTCCGGCGTAAGCTTCGACTGCGCCTCTTTCCACTGAGGGTATTTGTCCTTCGGTATTCTGACCGTTAAGCCGTTGGCCGCTGTCGCGTAGATGTACTCCATTACTGTTTACCTCCTGTGTGTTTATCTGGTTGTTTACCTGTGTGCTTACATTATCACCCTGCGCCGCCGCATTGTCAACCGCCGCCTGAGTTGTAGATGCACCCATGTTATAGGCTATCTCCGCCTGTGCGCGGTTCAGCACGGGCACTTTGATAAGCGACTCTTTGTTCGCGCCCTGCTGCCCCATCTGATACACAGCATCAAACGCCATTTCAAACGCCTCGGGAGACTCGACGGGGGCGAGATCGTATGTTCTGCTTATAACCTCCGGGGAGACCGTATAGCGCTCTGCCATGCTGTTAACAACGCTGTTCTTTGCCGCCGTTGTGCGGATGTTGGCAACTGCGCCGCTCCTGGACATGGTATTCACAGCCTGCTGCATTACCGGGCTGCTGTCTATGATGCTCTGCTCCGCTCTCGTCAGTTTTTGACCGCTTGCAGCCTTGGCAATGACCGTCGCGGTGTTATCGTCAACAAGCGTACCGCTGCGCTCAAGAGCACTGCGCACTGCCGGTGTGTCTCTCTCAGCCGTTATGAGCTGTTCAAGGTTGGCAGTCTCCTTGTCGCTCAGGTTTCTGTTGCCTCTCTTTGCGCTGCTGTCAAGGATGTTCTGATATTCTGCGGCGGTCAACTGTGCCCGAGAACCCTGTTCGGATGCAAGCCCGGCGTTTACAAGCTCGCGTTGATAATTTTCATACGCTCTCTGCTGCGCGTTCTCGGCGCGATACTGGCCGCTTATAACGTTCGTTCCTGCGCCAAAAAGGCCGAGAGTGCTGCCGATGATGTAGTCCTCGAGCATCTGCTCTGCGTCCATGTCCTCGCCCAGGTCAGACCAATCGCCCTTACCGTCATCCAGCTTGAACACACGGTCTGCAACAGGGTTCAGGATATCCGAGAGGACTTCCTCTAAGCCTTCTTCGTTCGCGCCGACAATGACCTTGAGCGCCGTGCGGCCTTTGTCCGTCTTTGCCAGTCGGTTTACAAGACCGTTAACAAGGCTCTCGTTTTTGATAATGCCCTTGCCGTATGCGACTTTGGAAGCAGCGCCGAAAAGCTTCTCTGTAAGCACTTCGATTGCCGCGCTCTTTAAACCAAATATCTGCTGCTCACCCTCGCTCAGGCCGCGCTGCTGTGCGTCCAGTGAGGCAGAACCGTATGCGCGTCCTGCCATTGCTGCAATACCTGTGCCGGGTGCAACAGCGTTAAGCAGCGCGTCACCGGCAAACTGTGCGCCTGCTATGCCGAAGTCAACAACGCCCTGGCCGAATTTGCCCAAGCCCTGCTTTGCCTCCTGCTCGAACTCATACGCACGCTTTGAGCTTTCCTCGGCGCTTTCCAGCAGCTTTTGCTTGAAATCTCCGGCCCAGCCGTCATTAAAGCTTTTTATCTTCTCCTGCTCCGCCTTGCGCTGCGCCTGTCCCGGCCTGACCTGCCTGCCCTCTTTTTTCGCAGTCTTGGCCTCGTTTATTGCCGCTCGTGCGCTCTCACCCATTGAAAGATTGCCGGTTGGGGACATAACATCCGCGCCCAGCTTCTTGTAGGCCGCGCCCGATGAAGAAAGTGCGCTTTTTAAAATCGCCTCGCCCTTGAAGTTGCCCGTGGGCGTAGACGTAAAAGCCCTTTGCGCCGATGCTCTGCCAAGCGGTCTGCCGGTGTCGGCGGGCTCAAAGCGGCTGCGAGGTGTCGCCGTGCCCTTTACCGGCCTGTTCGCCGCCGCGCCTGTTTTTCCGTCGCCGTATGCTTTCGTGTATACATACGCCGGGTTATTGGCCATAAGCGCATCTGCGCTAAGTTTATTCCTGCTGCCGAGATCGTTTCGTATCTCATCGATCTGAGAAAGTACGTTCGATTTGGAATTGCTTGCTCCTATTGGCTTTTTACCGGCAGAGCCGGAGGCGCTGTTTGTTTTTGCGGTTTTATAACCAGCGGCTATCAAATTGGCTTTTTCGGCATAATCTCTCACTGCGTTTTGCTGCCGCCTTTTTACTTCGGCCTTTATTTCTTCCCGGTTGATTTTTTTAGCCATTCATTATACCTCGCATTACCCTCTGCCCATCTGCGAATAAAGTTTACGTTTGAGAATACTGATATCATCGTTGGTAAGGTCTGATTCCTTCTCCCATGCGTCCAGCAAACTATCAACGCTCGTATATTGATTACCGTTCCACTTGAAAACGCCCTCGTCGGGTTGATAACTAAGCTGCCGCACTTTCTTGACCGAAACACTTCCGTCCTTATTGACCTTATAATCCTTATCGCTCGGATATGTTCTGCTGCTCCCCCCTCCGCTGCTCCTGCCGCTTGCACTCTGCGCCGCCGCCTGAGCCGCAAGCTGTGCGTAATAGTTTTTAAGTGTCTGCACATACTCATCGCTCAATCCGGAACGCAAAACGAGATCGGCAGAAGGCGAGCCGCCGACCTCAAGTATTGCTTTGACCTGATCTGCCGCCGAATTCATTTGAGACTGTAGCTGTGCATAATTTATCTGTGCTCTATCATAGTCCTGTGCATCCTTTGCCATGTACATGTTATACTGATCTTTAAGCTCGTCGCCCTCATCCTGATACCGCGAATATGCCAGCTGGTAAAGCTCCGGCACAACGCCGTTTAGCTTCTGCAAATACGCGTCATACTGTTGCTGACCGACTGCCTGACTGTAGCTTGAACCGTAGCCGCCCGTAAGAGCTGCCGCCTGACCCATTGTGTCCTGCATGGCAAGTCTGCCCTGATTAATGTACTGTTCCCTGTACAGCTTATACAAAGGGTCTGTCTCGGTGTCGTAGCTGAAGCTTTCTCTGTTGAGGAGTTTGTTGAAAAGCTCATTTATCTGTGTATCATACTGCGGAGTATAGGTGTAATTGGTCTTAGCGTTTGGAAGCCCATCACCGTCTATTTTGGCATTGCGCTGCTGCTCGTATTGAGACGCTGCGGTATAATCGCCTTTGCCAAATGCCTGATATATTTTCTTCATATAATCCGTGCCGCTATCGTATTCAACACCGTTGTATTCTTTGGGAAGGTACGAAGAATAATTGTTAGTCTGGGTATAATTAAGCGCTTCGCCTTGAATTTTCGCGTTTCGCGCCTGCTCATATTTTGCTGCTGCCGTATAGTTGCCAGCGGCAACAGCATCGTTTATTTTTTTCTGATAATCGGTATCCCTATCATATGTTGTTTTTTTGATTGCCATATTTATGCCTTCCTTTATCTAATCTTTAGTTGCAAAGTGCTATGCTGTGCGTTTCCACATATAGACCACTAAATAGGGCGGTAAAATATTAAATGCCGTTCCGCTGCCTGTAGCACCTGTCGGAATGCCTTGGGCAGCTGTTTTAGCGCTGGTTGAATAGCTTGCATAGTCCAAGTTGGCCGATATGCTGCCGCCGCTTGTCGCAACGTATTGGGGGTGGGTATGGCTTGGCAAATTAGCAGCAGTTAGCTGACATGTAGCAGCACCGCCTATTCTGCCATTAGTATAGGAAGTACCGGCTCCAAGCAAGAACCTATCCTGAATCTGCGTCCAACTGCCGCCAAATAGCTGAGCTGGGTCAGTGCTGTTAACGCTCATATAGATGCTGCCCACTGGATATACTAAGTCTGCTATGCTGCTGCTGGGATCGTCACCAATCCCAAGATCAGCCGCCAGCTCTGAGGCAGATCTATATTCTATAATGTTGCTGTCGCTGAAAACCGCTATTTTTTTAGCCGCCGTGTTCATTCTGCTAACGTTTGTCAAGCGAACATCCCCGTTTATCTCACCACCGTACTTATTAAATTTCGATTGAAGCTGGGCAGTAACGGTTTTGTTCTGCACGGGATTTTTGCTGCTTCCGTCCAGATTTTCTTCAACGTCAGACTTATTGAGCTTGTCATCTAATGCTGCTTTGATAACCTTGTTCTGAACAGGATTTTTGCTGCTTGCGCTTAAAACATCATCAAGCGCAATGCTGTCGTTAAGCAAATACGGCAGGTTATCCGATAATTCCAGCAGATATCTCTGCATTGCGGCAATGTTTTCTTCCTGCGTTCCTTTAAATAAAGGTGATTGCGGTGGAATAATATTCATCGAATGTCTGTACCTCCCTCAAACAATTTGCTCATACTGTAAAGTCTGACCTCCCCGCTGCCGGTGAGCTTTATTCTGAAATGGTCACATCGTCTCGGTCTTACGGGGATCATGAAAGAAGTTGTGCCGGTTCCCTTGATGTGCCCTTGATGCTCCCACTTTCCGCTTGAATCGTACTCAATATAGATGTCCATGTATGAGCCTTTCGGCAGCATCATACGCAAGTTGAAACGGCTGATATACTTTTGCCCTGTATAACTGTAGCCTTGCAGACCCGTGACAGCTTCCCACTCCGGTACGCTCTCTTGTGCGCTCGTTTTGTTGTAATCGCTTATAAGATGTATATCATAGCTATCAGCGCTCTCCTGCGTTACGTATAAAGTATCTCCGTTCACTGAGCAAAATTGTACTGCGTGACTTTCGTCCTCTTTATGCCACAATCCCTTTGCAGCGTCGTAAGCAAACATCGCCCACTGTCCGCTTGAATTCTTCATTGAGATATAGTATTTGCCGTTAGCACTGCCGCCGACAGCATCTGTGTAACGCTCATCTCCAAGGTTGTCCCCTGTAGAATATGTTGTAGAACCGTCAAATGCCACAACGCCGTTACGAGATTTGTAATAGCAAACATTCCCGACCATTGCGACTGAGCCACTGCAACCGTCCTGCACGCCGTCTATCACTTTATCCTGTATCTGATGCGCTCCTGTTGACGATACAAAGACCTTGTGGACGCAGTTTTCTTTGAAAAATATCGGATATCCGTTAACATTCGCAGCGCCTGTAAACTCGCCCGGTGTGCCGCACGATGCTTTATAGCTATCTGTGGATATGCCCTGAAACACATTCCAGTTAGTTGCATCACCCAGCTTGCAAGCATATATCTCATTTATTCCTTTCATGTTTGCGCTATCAGACTTTCTATAGTGGCAGCCCCACAAACGATTTTGCGCTTGTATGACAAAATCCATATCAGGGACATCCCTGCTCATAAAAAACATACTGCCACTTGAATCAATGGTTTGAGTTGCGCTTATCGTACCGGCTATAACATGCTCAGTGTTATTTCCTTCAACCCACGACTTAACTATTATGTGTGTCCCCTCTATGCCGATCGTGTCTTCTTTGTTATTTATAGTTGTGGATATTCTTACCGCATCACCGGCCGGAAACGTATATGATGAATAAATGTCATTGCCATTCGTAGCAATGGTTATACGCACATATGTACTTGTCCCGGAAGTTATAATTTTGCCGTCCGAATCGCACGGGCTTATCTTGACATAAGGCAATGGGGCAGAAGTCATAACAACCTGGCTGTACATTGAAAGGTGGTGTGAATAATAATAGCCATCGGCATTTTTCTTTGTTTTCACTTTAATACCTGTTGGGAATATAACTAAATCATCGTTAAAAAAAAGTAATTGCACTTTGTCGGAGAATAAGAGTTTTCCCAGATCCGCATAATCATCATATGTGATAGCCGTCATATCTTCGAGATTACTGTAATCCGGCTCGTCTGCCGGATAGCTTTTGTATATTTTATAAAGTCTCTCTAAGCTATATTGGCCGCCGGACTTGTTCCCGATAACATACAAATCTCCATTACTGTCTACAGTCATTCCACCTATGTACGTAAACACGCCGCTCTGAATAAGACTTCGTGCCGCCCTGTTGCCCATGAGCGGGTAATAGTCCGACGTGAGATTTTTCATATCGTAAAACTCGCCGTCGCCGATTTTGTAGTTGTGGTTATAGCCGCCGAAGGTATCAACGACTGTTTCAACCGTGCTGCTTTCGGGTATAGTTATATATGTCGGCATGCTGTCCTCCTAAAATCTGAAATGCGTCAGTTTCGGCAGCGGCCTGTGCGCCGCGTCATACGCCTGCGCAAATCGCGTATAACCATCGTTGTAAAACAGAACGGCCTTGTTGTACTTGGCATCCTCGCCGTTTTGCTGCGCTATTTTGGCCTGTAGGTAATTAACATAAATATCCTCTGCATACGGCTCAGGAACCAGCAAGTCAGTTGCTATGTCCTCTGCTGCATACTCAGGCTTTTCAAACCTCTCCGCGCCCTCGTGCGTGGCTATCAGGTCTGTATACACCATCTGGTCAATAGTCAGCAGCCATCGTACCTTTTCGGTTTCATCGTATGCGTTAGGCGTAAGCTTATCGGTAATGTCTATTGCTTCTGCAATTGTCATATTGTTCTCCTATTAAAATAGCCGCCATGAGGCGGCTGTTATTTTTGATATTAATTAGTGCGCGGCAAACTTCATCTCGTCGATGTGCTCGTCGAGCATGCGCTGAGCGTAGTTTGAGCGCTCGATCTCGTCCGCGACTTCTTTCGGGACGAGGCTTGTTTTGCCTTTGGGCAGCAGATAGTTTTTCCCGTTTATCGATACAAACAGATCGGGGTCACTGTTTCTGTCGCCTCTCGGTATAAACATTTCAACTCTTTCATCTTCTGTTTTTTTAGCCATGTTTTGCTCCTCTCAGGCGGAGGGGCAGAGTGTTCCGCCCCTCCCGGGATAATTACTTGTTTTCCTCGTCAGTCGCGGAATACGAGCTGACGGACATCACGCGGAGTACGCGCTCAGGGTAAAGGATAGTTGCGCCATTGGTCTCGAACTTGTAACCGATGGTGCTGAACTGGTTAAGAGGACCGCCGATTTCGTCCTTGTCATGAGCGATCATCTCAAGGCCGCCGCCCTCGGGGTCAATAATGCCAAAGCCGTCCTTGCCGAAGAAGTAAGTCGCATAAGTAACGCCCTCGGACTTATTCTTGTAGGTGGTGCTGCCGGAATACTTGTAGCTTGCGCCGAGAATAGGTGCATAGGTATCCTCGATGAAGCGGCAGCCGTGCAGCTCGCCGATTTCGCCGTTGAAGATCTCGGAGGTAGCTGCATACTTATGCACTTCAATCCATTCCTTGCTCTGGCGCAGGTCATACGCGACAGAGGGATGGATAACAGCATAGTATTTGCCGTTTATCTTGGGCACACGGTCTTTCTTGAGCTTGGTAACGGCCTTGTTTACCATGGTGGGGGTAAGCAGTGCCCAGCCGTCAGGAGTCGAGCTGCCTCCGCTGGAAGTAGTGCCGCCTGCGCCCATGGTTGCCGGGGAAGTAGGAGTAGAAACTTTAGTGCCGTCCTCGGTGACGTTATCGCAGTACATTACGTTAGTGCCGACAAGCAGCGCATCACGGATAAGGGTTTCCTGAGTAGCCGCAGCGGATGCGCCCATTTCCTCGGTCGCTGCAAGAATGACATCGTCATATGCGCGCATCTCGAGCTTATCGGTGATAGAGGTGTAAGTGCCGTACTGCGTGATGGATGCAGTCAGCTTGGTTGCACCAAACTGCTGACCTGTGGGGATAACACCTTCCTTAAGCTCAGTTGCCTTTGCAAAGGTGTTAAACTTACGCCATTCAACAGTGGTGCCGCCGTTCTTGGGCAGTCTCTGCTTGCGGCCAAACTGCGCATAGAACATCTCAATTCTGGCGTTCTCGAGCAGTTCGGTGTCATAGAACGTTTTGAGTTCGGGCGCCATCGTGTTAGTAGTGGGGTTTGCCGCGACGGCCTCGCCGGTGTATGCGTTGGTATAGTTGGAGGTGCCGTTGCTTACAAGGGTGTTAACAACGGTGCCTGCATCCGCGAAAATCTGAATCCAATTAAAATTAGTCATATCGTTTCCTTTCATGGTCATAGGCCACGCGGAAACGCTCAAGGCTTAAAACTGCCCGGGATATATCTTTTCACCCGATTTAATCCGGGCTTTCAACGCCTCTCTCTGCTCCCGTGTGGCGTTTCTGTAATCAAACGTCTGAATGGAAGCGTTAGAGGACTTGGGAACGCCGCCCTCACTCGGGCGCGATCTATTCGACTGCACAGCATTGGACACCTGCTGCACCGATGCTTTCAGCGCTGCCTGCCGTATGCTTTCCTTTATTTCATCTCGATGCACAAGTTCATATGCATCTTCGAGGGAAAACATCAGGTCAGGCGCGGTCAAGCGTCGGAATGTAGGGTTGTCCAGTTCTTTCCGCAAATCAAAGTTGGGGTATTTCTTCTGAAGCTCAACGGCCTGCGCGTTCATCTTGCTCAGATGCTCCATAAGCTTCTGCTCGTTGATAAACTGCTGTTTCTGCGCTTCTGCCGCTCTTGCCACAGCCTCGGAGCGCTCGAGCTGCTTTGCTACCTCGGTCGATACACCCAATTCCATCGCACGGTCTTCGTAATACTCGTCATCATCCGCGACCGCCTTTGCGATTGCGTCATAATCTCCCGAGTCTACGCCGTACTTTTTGGATAGCAGCTGCAACGCCGGAGCAAGCTTCTCAAGCCCCTCGGCGTCCGCCTTGTACTTTGTCTTTGCCGACGAGACTACTTTCTGCATCTCCCGGTTGTAGTCGGGGTCTGCCATGATTTCATCCCATGTAAGCCGCTTTGCTGTGTCTTTAGTCTCTGTTGCCTCTATGGCTTCCTTTGGCGCAGCGGCGGCCTGCGCATCGGCTTTAGGCTGATTAACAGCTTTGCCATATTTCGCCCGTCCGAGTTTTTCCTTAGGCACTCCAAGCTCTGCGAGCCTGTCAGCCGTGGTTTTCGGTGCTGTCTGTCCGGCGGCAACAGACACATTAACGCCCGTGTTCTGCCCGGCGGCGGCAGATGTTTCGCCCGAAGTGGCTGCACCGCCATCGCCGGTACCGTCCGCGAATAGCTGCAACCAACTGAATTTGTTGTGCATTTACATGCCTCCTATTTATTTGCCCGTAGGTGGGCGAGCCCGTCGTACCGCCTGCAGGGCTCGAACCTGCATCTCTATCTCTCCGAGCGTTTTACCGTTAAACTAAGGCGATATACAAAAGGGGCGGAGAAGGGGGAACTCCGCCCGTAAGAAAGGAGATGTAGCAGACTATTACAGCCGCCGCCTGCCAGGGCGACATCTTAAAGGAGGTGAACTTGCTGTCTCATGCAACCCACGTTTTCAGCATAGCATTTACTTATGCTTTGCTTTCAGCCCCACCTTGCGCATTTTTTTCAGTTTCTGTGAAAATTTTTATGTATTCCTGGTATTCCTGCATCAGCAACACAAAGCCCTTGACTATTACCGACATTTCAACGACCGCCACAGGGTCATATTCAGTCAGCTTTATTCGCGCTTTGCCGTCGGATATATCAATTTCCGTGATATCTTTGGAACTTTCCTGCAAAATAGCCGCTGCCGTGCGCACAAGGATTGTCGCAGCCGCGCATATCAAATCCTCGCCTTTGGGCGCAGACTGCGCATGCCCTTCGATTTTTAATTCGAATGTGCTGCCGGTGCTGTTTACGCATACGTTTATCATGTTGTCGCATATCCTCCATCGGGCATTGCCGCCTCGCGCGTCTTTGCCCGAGCATTAGACACCTGTGCATGTTCGCGCCTTGCCGGGTCTTCTGCAATCTGTATATTTGCCTGTGGTGTGCTGATCTGTACGTTAGCCTGCTGTGCTATAGCCTGTATCTGTGCAAGCGACTGCGCATCACCGCATTTGGCCGCAAGCAGTGCCGCGACTTGCAGTACCGTGTTAAATCGGTCAAACAGTGTGCCGTTCTGCTTGATGGTCTTTCGAACGTTGTCGATGCTGTCAAAATCCATCATCGTAAGGCATGCAAGCGCCTGGTCTGTCTGCTGCGGATTGAAAAAGCCGAGGTTATAAAACTGCAATGCCAATTCATTGTTTGACATCTTGGTGTATGCCGTGCGCTTCTGCGGAACGACGTTGATATCAAACTCCGGCACACGCTGCCCGATATCGTATCCGGCAAACATCTGTGTCTGCGGCTTTATGTGCTCGTTGGAATAGCTTAAAAACAATTCCTCGCCGCCGTCGCCCAGAATGCGGAACTGACGCGGCGCATCGTAAAACTGCCTTATCAGCTCTATGACAAGATAGTTTAATTCGCTGTATGCCCTGTAGCTTGCCTTGGTGCTGTCTCTGCTGCCTTTGCCGCTGGCTTCCTGCAATGCCGCTATTGCGCTTGCAGCCGTTACTCCACTGCTTGTCGTGCCTGTTGCGGTTTCTGTGTTGCCGCTGGTTTCGCGCAATTCGTTGATGCTAAGCTGCAGCATGCTTATATAGTTGCCGTCAAGGTTATCGTGCGTAACAGGCTTTAGGTTGTCGTCGTTTAAACTGCCCTCGACGTTGATAATAGTTTCATTCAGGTTCGTAAACTGCTCAACGTTAACGCCGCAGTTGGCTTTCTTAAAGTACCTGGGCTTTGCGCCGACCATTGCATTTTCCACATACGCCGTTTTCATCAGGTCAATTTCAGTCTGCGGCGCTTTGCACAGGTCTACATAGCCGTATCCGCATGGGCTGCCCTCAATGGGAAATAGCGTATCAAACACATACGGGTATTTGCTGTGGTCATACCAGCCGGTCATTGCACGGTCAGGGTCATTTTCCGTCGCGTAAAGCACCGTGCCCGGAACAAACAGTATGTAGTGCAGCACACCGTTTTTGTGATAGTACGCACTGATAACAGGCACTTTGTCCGTAGTGTCTACATGGTCATCGTATCTGTATTTGCTGGTTATAAAATCATGCGGTATGTTCTTGCCCTCCGGCAGCTCTGCCGGAAACATGGCGCGGACTTCGGTTTCGTCCTGAAAATCGACCTCAAAGAAATACTTTGACTGCTGTATATCCTCGACTCCCGGCTCCCAAAACAAATTAAGGATGTTGCACTTGCGCACATCGATATCGCCCAAGCCGTTCATTTTGTTCTTGTCCCATATGACCTTGTACACGCCTGTGCCGGTTTTCAGCTTTGACCACATAACTTTGCTATAGGTGGCCTCAAACTGGTTTTTTTCCAGCACAACAGGGATTATTTTAGACAGCATAGCCGCCTCTGCTTTATCGCCCTGTTCCCTCGGCAGTATGTTAGGCTCAGGGTAGGCATCCATTGCGTCGGCGTGTTTGTTGGTGATAACGTTATGCAGCCAGCCGCTTTTGCTACGAAAGCCCGGCTTTGCGTGGCCGTCCTTGTCTTCTTCAACATCGTTTCGCAGCTTCCACCAGTTTTCCGATGCGATGATACGGCTATCGACCGACTTCTTCCCGGCGCGATATTTGTTTAGTATCTGCATCAAATCCTGTATCTGCTGTTCCCCAATGGGTTTTATGCCAAGCATCTGCGCCGCAGTTTCAACGCTGCCAAGCTCGGGCGCTTTGCTGCCGTCTGCGCGTATAGTGTCCTTAGTGATATCCATTTGCTTTGTATCCATCCTTTTTGTATTGGTTCAGTGGGTCTGACAATATAACTTTCGGTTTTTGAGGTATTATCGGGCTTATCGGTCTTGCCATACACATATAACGCCATTCATCGCCTACGTGGTCTTCCATCGACGTGTCCAGATCTTCGGGCTTGTGTTCATCGTACATCAGCAGCGGTATAGTACGGATGAACGCCTTGCAGTTGTCAAACACATACATGCGCGGATAACCGTTATCGTCAAATTGCAGTCGGTAATGGCATTGCATCCAGCCTGCAAGCCGCTTGTTGTCGCCGGGGTCGAAGTACACACCGTATTTCTCGGCGGTCTCCGCGACCGACACGCCGCGCGACACATCCCATATTGACGGGTCAGCAACACCAAGTATCTTGCGCCCTTTAAGCCATGGGTGCGTCTGCTCCGTCTCGCGGATGCGCTTAAACTGTTCGTCGGGTGTCCACTTGACGCCTTCGTTAGGCGTATCTGTGCAGCCGTACAGCTCCAAAACGCGATACAGTACGCCGTCATAGTCGATAGCCCACCATGCGCAACTAAACGGCTTGTTATAGCCGAAGTCGTATGACCTGTATATCGTCCAGCCACGTGCCGCGCCTTCGTTCAGGTCAAACGCCGGTATAACATGCGTAAATCTGCGCTGTGCTATAGCTTCTTCCGGCGTTATCCCCGCCTTTGCGCACAGTTGCGCATCCGGGCGCGTTCTGAAATCTTCAAAGAATGCGCCGTCGAATATATCCCATTCGCCCTCCAACCACGCCTTACGCAGCTTAGGCGGCAGGGCTTCAAGCTTTTTTATATAGTCGGGGTCTGCTTCCATCAGCGGTTTGTTATCCGTGACCTTGCTTTGAATGAATGAATAGTCCTCCGGGTTCTCCCCATCGGTATAGGCGCGATCTATCGCCAGCCGCTTCACCCAGCTGTGCCCCACGCCGCCGGGGTTACATGTAACATATATCCGCCGTGGAAAATCATTCGCGCCACGCACGCAGGCCGAAAGCTTCCTGAACCGTTCTTCGGTTTGGTGGGTACCTTCGTCCAAAAACAAAATATCCGTTTCTGTGCCCTGAAAGCGTTCCGCATCCTTGTCGGTGTCGCAGTACCTAAACAATATTCTGCTGCCGTTCGGAAATGTAATGACTTTCTTCTGATCGTTATAGCTTGCCATGCGCTGTGATTTATCAGCATCATAGCAATGCAGATCGCGTGTCAGCGGTACTATATGGTTTTCCTGCAATTCCGGGTACGTTTTTCGCACGATCATTGCTGTTATCCCCGGAAATTTGAAGCAGTACAGCACCGCCGAGACGCGCACGACGAAGCTTTTACCGCCGCCACGCGCGCCGCCAAAAAACACAACATGTGCCTTATCCTTTAAAAATTCTTGCTGTGTAGGGCTTAGGTAGTCGATTTTATATTCCGGCATGGTTATTTAACGCAAAAATCATCGGCACCGGCAATGATAACGCGCACCGGCTCAGGCTGTGCTTCTCCTGCTGCCTGGCGTTCAAGGTTTTTAATGCGCGCTTCCTGCTCGCGTTTATCAGCATCGGATTTAACACCCTGGATTTCCGCAAGGTCTTTCATTGCGCCTGTAAGGCTTTTCAGGCCGCGTTTATCCTTGATAATATCCGCATCCGTTAACTGTGCTACAGCGCTGCATAGCTTGCTTGACAGCAGCCCAGCAGCTTCTAACAGGCTTTTATATTCCTGATAGTCAATTTCCAGCTGTGCTTTGATACGGTCTGCGCCCTTGGCCGCGCTATACTGCGTCCGCTTCTGCGCCCATTTTTCACGCTCAGCACGTTTTCGCAATGTGCTGTAAGAAACGTTGTGTTTCTCGGCAAGCGGCCTTGTGCCTATGTCGGTAGTAATATATTCAGTTTTGATATCATCCCATTTGCTCATGTCTTTATAATAATGTAGGTGGCGCTGCATTAATCAGCCCCACCTTGCGCACTTTTTTGCTGCACATAAAAAAACAAGGGTAACGCTTAATGCGCTACCCTTTAGTATTTTTCCGCTAATGTGATCTTGTAGACCGGGCATTGTGCGTACTGTGTGCAGCAGTATTTGGACACATACACCCGGCGTTTCTGCTCGTCGCCTTTAAACCACAGCTGCAATCTTGCGTCACCGCATGGGCCTTCGCAAAAGATCTTGTTCTCACGCGCCGAGCCTTTTGACCAAAACGGGCATTTTGCCCGGCTGTCATAATATCCGTCAGCGCCCCTCATGCAGCGTGTACCTCGCGTACCGTGTCGGGATGCCGTAACGGTTAAGTCCGGTCTCCATCGTTGTTTCAACGTCATAGCCGCGCTTGCGAAGATCAAACACGCGCCCGGATGCCCTGCCTATGCCGTAGTCATACATGGCCTCGCGGCTTGTTATGCTGCCGTGTTCGCGCATGTGATTTAGCATCATTTCGCACTGACTTTGAATTATCATGTTCCGCGATACCTCCAACATTTTTTAGTTGTAAATGTCTTTACCGCCCTTGCGCGTTTTATGTAACCAGTCACCAGCAGCTCCCTTGCCGGGTATTCATTCCGCGCCGCCGCCTTGCGTTTATCATTCTCCGCGCAAAACGCCTGACAGCTGCTGCAATTGGCGTGGCAAAACGGCGTTCTGTCCGGGCAATTACGGCAGTCACTTTCCATGGCTTACAGGTTCAAAACCGTTACACCAGCCGTTGCGCTTATCGCAGTCGCAAGCGCACTGATCGCAGCACCAGTCGTAATAGGTGTTTTCACTGCGGCGGCAGATTTCACGGATTGCTACGCGGTAATCATTTATTTGCTCATTGAAATGGTTTTCCAAGCTGGCCATGCTGTCATAAAAACACATTGGAATACCGTCGAGAATATCAATCAGCCATTTACCTATTGCGTATAGTAGTTTTTTCATGTTTATTCTCCTTCAGTAAGTATTGACTTGCCGGTATACATTGCGTAGCTCCGCTCGATAGAAGCGCCGGAGCTGCTATACCAGCCCTTAAGCAGGTAGATCGCGTCGGCCGTATCTATCATTGCGAAGCAGATGCGCATATAGTCTGCCGGGAGCATGCCCTCCGGCAGCTCAGCAGGATTTAATACGATATGTCCCTGCGCCTCAAGGCTCGTCGCGGCGATATCGAATTTCTCTTTGTAATTGGGCTCGCCGGTGATCTTTCCGGCTATGTAGATCTTCATTCTTCTTCCCTTTCTCCGTTAGCACAAATGAGCTTTTTCATATCTGTACCCCCATACGATCGGCAAACTGGTGTAACCGACCCATTATGTTATCCAAAATTTTATTTGTACCTATAAGCGCAGTTTCAAGCGTATTTTCTTCCGGCTCGCTGAGCTTGTTCGTATCTACACCAAATATTTGTGCTTCTATGGCGCTTAACATACAATCAATTTCGCGCACTATTTTACAATTATTACCCACAGTCTCTTTTATAGTAGTAATTGGCGTAGAGACAGGCGTAATTTCCGGTATAGGTGAGCAACAGCTCATTTCTTTTGCTTTTTCAAAATTCATGTTTCTACCTCCGTTTCAAAATACTCGAACGTTTTCTTTCCCTTTCTTAAAGGCAAGTCCAGCATTTCCGGCCTTGTGTTTTCCATAAGCATCGCGCCAAGCACGTTAAATGCAGCGGCGGCAAGATGATCTTCATCATCAAGGCCGCACTGATACTTTGCCAAGTGTCTACAGGCGCTGTCGATAAACGACGATATCGGAATACCTTTCGTGTAGTTCCAACGCCCGTAATGCTCCGCCCCGCGTTCGTAGTGCTTAGACAGCCGCAGGAGCGCTTCCCACGGGAGGGATATCATATCGCCCTTGCCGGTCACGCTGTCCCTTACAGCGCCGGTCGAAAACTCGCGGCGTTCATCTTTTTCGAATTTCACTATCCCCCACCTTTCGCCGATATCTTCTAAAAAGTGCAGAAATTCATGCGTATCTGCACAATAATATTGTTTGCCGTTAACGGTAACCGTGTAGCTGCCGTCGTGGTTGCTTTTGGCTTCCCAGCCTACGTTTTTAGCCATTATCGCCTACCATACCTTTCATCGAATGGCGAGAAGTTATCCTCGCCCACTATTTCACGGATGCGCCGGTCAAGGACGGTTTTTGAATATTCCAGGCTTTTATCGCCCACGCTGTCTTCTACGAACAGTTCGGCAATTTCGTTTACATACATAACGAATCTTTCGCCGAACGCCTTAGCGCGTCCAGCGCCCAAGCCCAAAATATCATTAGCGGCCATAAACGCCGCGTCCTCCGCAAGCTGCATACGGTTACGCCCGTAAAGCTGTAGCTGAATGTTCACTTCACGCTGCACGGCTTTTGCAAATGCTGATTGCTTACCCATGCTTAGTCACCACCTTATGGCCTACGTATTCGTCGATACTCAGTCCGAGCGCATCGGCAAGGATTTCTATTGTATCTATCCAGCCGCCGCGTAGTGATTTGCGTTCAAGCAGGCTTATCGTGGCTTGGGCTATGCCGGATATTTCGGCCAGCCGCACGATGCTTAACCCTGCATCCAATCGCGCCTTGCGCATATATTCCCCGCGTGTCATTTTTGTCCCTTTCTTATCGTCGTTTTAACGCTTTCAACGCCGTCACGGAGTGTAGCTGTCAGCACATCGAAGTTTGCGTTTATGCAGTCCTCGTTGAGCTTTCGCGCCGTCGATATCGTTTGACATATATCGTCAGCAGCTTCGGTTATGGTGTTCACTGCCTCATCGAGCTTTTCAAGCAGTTTGATGATTGCCGCCGCCGTGTTGTCAATCGGCTCTGCTGGCGGTTCGGGCTGCGGTGCTGCTTCTGCCGCTTTGGGCGTTGCTCTGCGATACCGTACCGCCTCAATAGCCTCCGCGACTTCTTGCGGCAGTTGCGTATCGAGGTATTCGCAAGCCCAGACAATCACCCCGCCGGTTGTCGCAGACCGAGAATATTCTATTAACTCGTCCCACTGCTCATTGGCAATGTGCTTTACCACAGTGTACAGTTTGTTGCAGTAGCTCCCGCTCGCGCCGACCGCAAACGCCACCTGTTCGCCTGTCTTGCCCATCGACATAAGCGCAATTATCTTCTCGTTCGTCGCGTTAGGAATTCGTCTTGCTCCCATTTTTGTCAGTCCTCCTTTTTATTCTTCCCAGTCAAGCGCCTGCCCACATTCACCGCAGTACGGGTATTCAGAATTATTCCCGCAGCCACAGGTAGGACACAGGCCAATAACTGTACCATATTTGCCGAACTTCATCTGACTAACTGGCTTTATTGGTGTTTGCCTGTTAAGGGTGTTTATTGCCATACATATTGCTTCCCTGTCTGCTTCCGCTAATTGAGTATTATTTAGTAGAATGTCTCTAAGGCGGTTATATGCTTCCTGCGTTGTCATTCGTCATTCTCCTTTCTTTTCCCTTCTGCGCAGTAGAAATTCGGCGGCACTTCGCAATCAATGCAAACACCGTGCGAGCGGCATAGATAAAGATGAGTTATTGTCTTGTAGTTGTACTCACAATCTTTGCATCGCACCACGACCTCTGCGTCTACGGTGGGGGCATAATCAAATATATCATTTACGCGCTCAAAATCTTCTTCCGCGTCGAACAGGTCTGCGGTGTATGTCTGCTTAGCGGCGTCCGCGTCAATCAGCCGCATCGCTGTCACCTCCGCCCCTTCTTGCATGGAGAACAAAACAGCCTATCAATCCAAGACACTTTTCCATTGCCCCCAGTAGCGCATTTCTTCGACTGGCAGGTCTTGTTCTCTTTGTGGTAATAGATGCAGTCCTTACACGGATTTCGCATTGTCAGCACCTCCATCCATTTTCGCCCCGCAGTTGGGGCAGAGCATCGTGTTCACAATGTATTCGCTTCTGACCTTGCAAGCGGAACAAGTTCCACACATACAATCTGTAACTAATCTATTTGGCCCAAGCCACTCCCACCGCCCATGCACAATTGGCTCATAGCCCATCTGCACCGCCATGCGCTTGAACTCGCTTTTTGTTGCCGGTTCGTGAATATAAATAGGCTCGACAGCAGGCGCACACTTAATGCGCTCAATAACTTTGCGAGCGCCTCGCATTTCTGCGCTCGTTGTTTTTTCTCTTGCCGTGTATACCACTGATTGTTCGATGTCATGTAACAGCGCTTCACGTTCTATGTATTCAGCCATCTTTCTTCGCCTCCAACGCTTTCTTCGCCTCCTCTCGGGTTAGGAATACGGTCTTGCCAAATCCGTTTAGCGCTACGCCATACTCCCGCCCTCTGGCGCCTATCGGCTCAAGGCCAATAAAGCCAATTTCATTGCCCATACCAATCTGCTTGACCTCGCACTCGCTTATATGCTTATCCGTGTCCAACAAGGCGAACACCCGCTGTCCCACCTTACACGGCAGCACCACCACGCGCCCCGCCTTGTCGGCCTCGGCCATCTCCTTTACTCGTTCGATGCCGCCACATTCTCCAATCACCGTGCATAGGGTGCTCCAGTCTTTTTGTAATGCGGTTACTTCTTCTGGCGTCAGCCCCGTGCCCAAATACTCCTGTAGTAGACGGCAATTCGCCGCAGGAACGGCTGTGCAAAAACCCCCAACCGCCACGCAGTTGCCGTTATCTTCGTGCCGGTACGCACACCGCAGGCAATTAAGCTGTTCCATCACTCCACCTCCTGCATCCAGAACTCTCGGCGACAGTCGGAGCAGAGACGGTCAAAAGTCGAGCAACAGCCGTCAGCATCTCTATGAGCCGCGGAAACCTCAAGCGGGCACATTTCCAAATATCCATCTTCGTGAACATATGCCTCCGGGTACTGCTCCAGGAACACGCTCTGCCGTGTCTTGCGCGGGTGTGCGGCAGACCACGCTTCGACAACTCCAGCAAGACGTTCGGCATCTACGTCACGATACCCACCGCACGACTCTCCTTCCATAGGGCAGTCAATACATGCTCCTTTGTAAGCGTTGCACATCCTCTGCCGCTCTCTGATAAATTCAATAGCGTCCATCACATTTCCCTCCATTTCTATCCATTTCTATTTGCACGGACGGTGCAAGTATTTCGGCTTTCGCAAGGTTTTAGTTGCCATCGTTTACCTCCTTCGGCTGATTTTTTGAAAAATAATATTCCTTCACGCATTCAACGCATGGTTTATTTTCATAATTGCCGTCATTTTGCGGTTGGTATTTCAAGTGCAATTTTGTCGGTATTTCATCGCAGAGCCAATAATCAACTCTCCCGAACGCTACAAGGTCTTCTGCTATTTCATGATAAGCAGCTCTCAGCGCTTCGTTTTCGCGCCTTAGGTTTTGGATTAAAAGATCAGTATCAGTCATCAAGTATGTCCTCCATTTCTATCTGCCCCGGCAAAACGCCATCTTCCATCCACCAATGATAAACATCTATCGGGCTTTTCCATGCGTCGGGGCGGTCGGCTTTCTTGCCCTCGGCTTTTCGGGCTTCGAGCATCCGAGCGAATGCCGAAATGTACATATCACGGTATTTAGGAAATGCCGCAAACTCTTTCGCTCGACTTTTGCTCGCCAGTGGGCAGCCAATGCAGCCGATACGCTCAAATCCGCAATCGTATAGGGGGTTTAGGCACAGCTTTTCGCTCTTTGCATATCCCCAAATATCATCGTCAGTCCAGTCGATTATAGGATTAACAACTCGCTTCGCCTTGAGTGTGCAAGTTTCAAATAGCTGCCGCTTGTCGTCATTGTCTGACAGCAGTATCTTGTTTTGCCGCTTCGTAGTAAAAACTTCAAACTGGCTGCGGTTTTTCGTGCGAGCTACACTTTCAGCCCATCGCACACCTGTTGCTATCATGCGTCCATTGCCGGTCGTTTCTTTCAGCACTGCGCAGCAATAACGGGTAAGGCGTGTCGGAGGCATCTTCTTGATGGGGATTAGTGCCCACATAGATGTTGAAATGCCCTTGTATTTCGGATAAACGATTTTACAGTCAATGCCGTCGTTTTCCCATTTTTTGAATTGATTGCGAATGTGGTAAACCGTGGGCGGCGCATCTGCCGTAGTGTGGCTATTGACTATCTCGATAGGTATTTTCGCCTTGATAGCCAAATCGGCGAGAACTTCGCTATCCTTTCCACCCGAGTATGCAATCATCAACGGCTTGCCGTAGTATCTCAGCGACATATCGCTTCCAATCTTTAAGCGCTCAAGCGCTTTATCCACTTTATCCACTCAGTACACCTCCCTAAAATGATTTTTAACGCCATCGCCCGTGAACCACAGATATTCGCTGCCCAGTTCACGCGCGACTTCTGCGCCCTGTTTCTCCGCCGCCCAGCGCTGCATAACATCCAGCGCAACGGCGTAAAGGTTGTCCCACACGGGAAAATCAGCCGAATAGCCGTAAAACTGCCCCGGTTGCGACACAACGCCGATAATGCTGTCAGGGAAACGCGCATCGTCCACGCGATTAAGCACACACCATACGCACTGCTGCTGATTTAGCAGGCTACACCCCCGTGCTTCACCGTAAAGCATCTGCGCAAGGGCTATCACGTCGGCCTCGGTAAAGTACATCTCGTACTCAGGCTCTGCCACTTTCACTACGCACAGGCCGTGCGTATCAACCTCGGGCGGCACACCGTCCGCATCGGCCTTGTTGCCCCCTTTGTCAAGGGCAAGCAGTACCATGACTATCAGCGCCAGCAGCGCCGCGCACACCTGGGCTATGATGATCGTGTATTTATTCATCGGCTACCTCGGCAAATTCGCCATCCGCAAGCTTATACCATGTATCAGCCTTTATTATTTTGCCGTCAATCTGTGCTGATTTAACGCAAACCGGGATACGGCGCTGTTTATCGTCGTCGTATACCCACTCCGCAAGCGTAATCCAGTTGCCGACTGAGCCTTTTATAACGCCGCCGATGCCAATAGCAGCGCCCACACTGTCGTTACCCGAAATATCAATCTGCGCGTAGTCACCTGAGCTGCCTATCTTCGCGGAGTAGCCTGAGCTGCCTATCTGCGCGTAGTCACCTGAGCTGCCTATCTTCGCGGAGTAGCCTGAGCTGCCTA